ACGGTAGTAATTATTTGTCTGGGCAGTTAATGCACCTTGTGTGGTTGCATCTGTACCATCAGCAAATGGGTTGGACACAAGACCGTAACGAGTCTTAAATCCAATTTTTGGCTGGAAGGTACCAGTATCAACTGCTCTGACCATTTGTAGTGGTACATATGGGCAGTAGAATATACCAGCGTCATAAGCATTTGTACCCTTATATCCAACAACTGCAAACTCATTTGTTGAGCTTACTGGAGAATATGGGTCAATGTAGACTTTGATACGTCCAAACATTGTACCAGCAAATGTGTTACCTGTGTCATCCACGGTTAGGTTAATTTGAGATTGTAACGCAGAGTTGTAGTCAAGTAGACCAGCCATAGCGAGGGCAGAAGCAACATCAGATGAACAAATCATTATGTTACCTTTTCCTCTACGAGTCAACTTGGCGATTGCGTTAGCTTCACGTTCTATCTGGAACGCAAGACCTTTGATTTTCTCAACCATCCAACGACCGTTTGAGTCTGTATCTAAGTCAAACTTACCAGCAGTAGTGGTACCTGTTCCAGCACCTACAACAGCAGTTTTATAAATTGTACGGACAACTTCACGGTTTATCTCAGCGAGAATTTCTGCTGAAAGAATGTTAGAAAGTTCTGTCTCTGCATCAAGACCGTGTACTGCTTTTAAGTCTTGAGCAAGTTCCATAGAATACTCAGCTTTGAGTGCTCTTGTTCTTGCAGTTACAGTTACTTTCTCGATTGAGAATGCCATCTCATGGAATGTGTTAGCAGCATTGCCATCACCTAAAGATTCTGCCTTAGATGTCGTCATTGCCTGATTTGGAGCTGCGTTAGATGTGAACACATCAGTTGGAGGTGTACCGCCTACTGCGAGTTCTGTTTGAGCACCATCTACACCAGAGAAGCCTGTGTTAGCCTCGTTGTAGAAAGCCTCTGTTCCATCTTGTGTGTCAAACTTAGATCTCATTGCAAAGATAAGACCCGTTGGTCCAGTCATTGGCTGAACACCGCAGATGTCATACGCAATAAGGTTTGGTAAACTTCTTCTGACTAAAGAAATTAAAATTGGATCAAAACCAGCAACTGGTGTGGAAGCAGAACCTCCGAAACCAGCAATACCAGCATCACCTTGAGAAGCAGAGTTTGTTGGAACTGCCTCAGAAAGCATTTGTCCAGACTTCTGCATTTCAATAGCTTGGTTCTCAAGAACCACAGCGGTTACGGCTTTCTTGTACTTGTCCTCAATTTTTGGTAATTCAGGATGGTCAAGAACTCCTTCCCACTTTTTTTGTAACGATTCTGAAAGATACATCTTTTTCTCCTACGTTTAGTTTAAGTTATTTCTGTGTTTGTGATATAGCCTTAGAAACTGCATTTACGAATGGGTCATTAGACACTTTCTTATCTGCATCTGTTTCTACTTTTTCATTTAGAGTTTCTTCATCAGCTTGCTTCACTTCTGATGGGAAATAGTTTTCACGAATAGTTTGTACCTTCTCTCTGAACTCTTCCTCTGTGGAAAAATCTACACTTTCTGCAAGTGATTTGATTTTCTCTTCTTGAGTGTCGGTAAGACCTTCGCATACTTCAGCGGTAATCTCGTTCTGCCTTGCAGTTACTAATGCTTTGGCAAACTCCATACCTCTTTCCATTTCCTCGTCAAGCTGGGATTCTAAAGCCTCAACTCTCGTGGCTAATTCATCTACTAAGTCAACTTTCTCTTCAGGTACGTCAATGTAGTGCTCTGCGAATAAGTTTCTCAAACCTGAGATAAACTCTTCTGTAAGCTCTGCACGGAGACCTGACTCAACCGCAATTTGGTTGTCAGCCATCCACTGCTCTACGACATAGTTAAGATACTCGTCAACCTTTTCGGTTAATTCTGTTTTGATTTCAGTAACAGCCTCTTCAAACTTCTCAGCATACTGCCCTTCAATCTCTTCTACGATTTGTGTTACTCGGTCATTTACACGAGTTTCATAAATTGTAGAGGCTTTCTTTTTGAAATCATCTGAAATATTTTCATCTTCTGAGAAAAGAGATTCTACATCTTCAGAAACTTCTTCCTTCATCTTCTCTTTCTTCTTAGCAAGATAGTCTTTAAGACCTTGAGGCATACCACCATGTTTCTTCTCTTGTATTACCTCATCTTCTGCAGCTTCTGTATCTTCCATCTTAGCAGATGCAGCTGAAGGTTTTGTCTTGATTGTGGCCTGATTCTTTGCAGAATTATCTGGCGCCATACCAGAAGCATTGATCTTATTAGAATCGTCATCTGGTTTGTTGTTAGAAGGTGTTGGTCCACCTAAGTCTTGCACACCACCAACTGATGATGTATCAACTTTAGGCATTGGCTCTCCAGGTGCTTTTGCCTTGCTTTGAGCGAGGACTTCAGCAGCTGCTTCCATGAGTTGGTTTTTATTCTCTGACATCTGAGTTATCTCCTTTTATGCAATATTTATAAATTTAAAGTTTTCTAAGGTAATTTTCAAATAATTTTAGAGCAACATCTTCGATTTCGGCTTTTGTCGCTCTCTTAATCTGTTTCTTTGCTTGTTCAAAGTCAGCTTCTACGAAATGACCTTCTACAAACATCCACTCTTTGTTTTCCATTATGCCATTAACAAAGGCACCTGGCGCAGAGGGGTCAGCAACAATGTCAGCAGCCGTAGCAAGTTTCAAATCATCTTGCACCAAATTATATCCTTCTTTCTGTGGTTCTAAAGAACCAAGAGCTCTTGATGAAACACCCACACTTACGTCATTGTCAATAAAATTCTTAACAATCTGTCCGTATGGTGTCTCTAAGATTTTTGCCTTACCATAAAATGTGTTACCATCTTCTTTGAGAGAAACAATCTTATGTGATACTCTCTCAAGATTAATCGTTGGTGTATCAGGGTGTCCTAACTCACCTAATGCACGATTGCCCTTGATAAACTCTTCGTTGTATCGGTTCACTTCATTACGAAGCGTATTCATTTTATACATACGATTGTTTTTATTTACTGTATCACCAACAAGAAATGTACCTTCTATGTAAAGGCTCTTCTTGCCGTTCTCTTCCTCGATAAGTTGTGTTTTTACGTTATGAGTAGTTTCTGATATGAGTTTCATTTTATTGTCCTGTTAATGCTGGTGAATATGTGGCGACTTTACCAATTTCTAACAATACAGACCCACCTGTTGCAACTGTAACAGTTATATAATTAATATTATTGTTTGATAAGGCTGAGAAGTCTGTGTCAAAATCAATTTGACCTTGGCCATGTAACTCAAGTAAAGGCTCTCCACCTTTTGCTATTGATATATTACCATTTGTAGACCAAGAGCACCTCTTAATCGATACATCTGTGAGAGTTTCACCTGTGCTCTCTATTTGTGCCTGTGTGTTTATATTAGCTGTACCTACACCCACAGTTCTAATCGTTGTAGGTCCTCTTAATTTTTTTGTAACTTCGTATCTTATAGCCATTTGTTTACCTTAGTCCTAGTGAAGCACGCCTTCTCATTGATAACTTTCTTTTCAACATTGAACGGCGTAGTTTAGCTCTCCTCGTTGTTTTCCAAGACCTTTTTAAGAGTCTTGCTTTTTTAATTCTTTCAGTAGCGGTAATTCTTTTTACTTGACCGCCTTTGCCTGTAGCACGATAACCTTTAATGCCAGACCTAATTCTATTTCTTTGTACTGTTATTCTACCTTTTGAGTCTCTACGAATACGTCTTCGTATTTTTTTCACTCGCCCAATTTTCATAATGTTTTGAGCTCGTGAAATTTCAGTTAGATACTCTAAGAGATAATCTAAATTCATTTTCGTCCAAACCTAAAAGCAAATTTAGCCGCTGCGAGTAAATGGTCAGGACTTTGATGAACCATTGCTGATAGTTTCTTTTTATTTTCATCATTTACTTTTTTATGCACACCTACAATTGCAGAAGCTATATAATGATCAACACTTCTCGATTGACCATTTGCAAACTTTACGCTCTTTTTTTCCTTATCCTTTACAATGTCATGTAAATGATCCATGACTTGTTTGCCTTCTTCTAAGTAATCCGCAAATGAAGATATATCCTCTTCTGATTGTAATACATTATCGGCCATTTTAGGGCCGTAAGGAACAGAAAAATACTTGTCTATCTGTTTGTTGTAATACAAAGCAATCTTTGTACCACCTGGATAAGGCCTGATTGCCTTTCTTTTTAAAACAAGTA